CCGCTTCTGATAGATATGGGATGTTTGGGCATATAAAAAGTGCTTGGTGATTTGCATGAAATATGAAAAAATTGACCCTCGGGTCTGGTGGATGATATAATGGCCAAATCGATATTCTGCCCGGTCTGCGAAAAAGACTTCGAGCTACCCAAAAACGAGCTTCGCAAGTCCACCCTTCAGCGCGGTAAGACCGGGGGTAAAGTCCTCATCGGATGCTGGAAATGTGCCCGCGTTCTGCAGGTATTGGATGCCCCCGAAGGCACAGATAAGGAAGTCGTGCAGTGGGCAGCCGAAGCGGAAAAGAATGATGATTGGTTATCTTGCGTCCCCCTCCTCGATTCGGAGACGGCTAAGATCCCATCAGGATCTAATGCAGACCTGTCATATGTCCGATACCAAGCCGGCCAGGGTGGGGATCTGCTGGATAGGAGGGCATATATGATGAGATACGGGGTCGATCCCCTGATCCACATGGCCCTGAATCCGGGCATGGGCGGATCGGTTTTCAAGATTACCGATTCTAGGAGATGATAACATAAGAGTACTTATTGCATTAGTTGTGGCCCTCGCGGCCATCGGCATGGCATCCGCATGGCCACTTGAGAACGGTGCGGTGAAGCTCTCAGAAATCAGCTTTGAGGAGCTGAAAGGCATGGAGAACAGCATCGATGCATCCGGCGTCCCCTCCGGGCTGGCAGAGTTCCTGGCTGACCACGGCGAAGGAGTGCCGGGCAACATCAGCAAGAGAGCACCTTTACGATTAGGAGGTATGTGACATGTTAGATAAGCTTGAACAGATCCTTCCAGGATCTAAGACCTACATCATCGCAGTGGCCATGTTCATCATTGGCCTGGCTGGATACATTGACCCCGGTGCTGCCGGATTCATCGGCGGCTTGATCGGCATGGACCCCGCAAACGTCCTGATGATCGCGGCCCTTGTAATGGCCGGCCTGCGAAAGATCACCAATGGCCCCGCTAAAGTCTGAGGGCCCTCTTCTTCTTTTTGCCCGGTGGACTGATTATGAAAAAAATAATGACGATGACATAGGGTGGATGGCAATGACAGGCAAAGTGTCAAAGCAATCCACTGCCGGATATATGACTTGTGCAAATATAAACGCTTCCGGGCCTTTGGCAGGTTGAAAATATGGCTGAAGATTGTGATCCGGCGGTTCTCCATGCAAGGGTATGCGTGTTGGAAGCCGATAACAAGCGGCATGATTCTGAGATAGGGCAGTTGTGGGGCGACGTGAGTACGCTAAAAGCATGTGCCGCCAGCCTGCCAGAGATGAAAGACGACGTTTCCCAAATCCGTATAGCGGTCGATCAGTTCAAGGACTGGATGACCCGCGAGGAAGGAGTCCGGACCGGGAAACAAGCGATATGGGCGACCTATCGCGAGCCTATCCTGAGACTGATCTACTTCTTGGCCAGCCTAGTTGTACTAGGGATATATGAGATCTGGCAGCACCTAGCGGGGACGGTCTGAATGAGGCTCACAGATCTGGATTGGCGGGAAGTCCTGAACGAATGGGAAGTAGGAGACCTCATGTACCTCCGGAGCATCATCGATGAAAAGCTTTCAATGTGCTCGCGGCGCAAGGCAATCATCAGGAGGGAGTAATCATGTCGGTCCTCATCTCGATTTTCCCGATGGCTGGCGAGGTTATAATCTATATCTGGAAGGCCATAGAACCCGACATGAAAGATCCGTTTTGGGAGGAATGAGATGATCACGGATGACGACCGGGAACGGTGGACCGATGAGTCCGCCACCAGTTTCCGTTTATGGGCCTCTGCAGAAAGGAAATCCAAAAGTATCAAGATAACCCAATTCGACCCTTCCCCCGTTATCAGGAAGGTGTTTTATGAAGCCGGCGATGCCCAGCTAGACGTTCTGTCTGAAGAGTTCGGCGTGGGCTATCGCTTCGACTTGAGATCGGCAGAAGCTGAGGCCTGGATCAGCGAATACTCCGGGCAACAGATAAAATACATTTCGGCTACCAACCAGGCGGCCATCCGGCAGATCAAGCTCATCGCATTCCAGGAAGGCATGACCATTCCGGAGCAGAAGAAGCTCATCAAGGAGCATATTGGCCTACTGCCTCAGCACGTGGTCGCGGTGCAGAACTATGAGGCGAACCTGCGAAAGTCTGGGATGGACGAAGGCTCTATAAGCCGGCTGACTGAGAAATACAGAAAAAAGCTCATCAATTACCGGGCTAAGATGATTGGCGTAACCGAAGGCATGGCAGCCAGTAACGAGGGTATCAGGAAAGCCAATGAAGATGCCATGAAGCGCGGTATCCTACCAGCAGACAAATATGAGCAGGTCTGGATTGCATCCGGGCTGCCCAACACCTGTGACCAATGCATGGCCGCGAATGGCAGCGCCGCTCCAATCGGCGGAACATTCCCGAACGGCTCCCGTGGCCCGCCCATACATCCTCATGATCATTGCACAGTCATAATTAGGAGGAAATGATGCCCAGAGTAACATGGAACGGTGAAGCCCTGGCGGCCAGAATCCTGTCGTCCGTGGTGGATGGTGCCGAAGAGTGGGCGCGGGCCGATGCTATGCCTCTGGCCGTGGAGAATTGCCCGATTGACCAGGGCGCGCTCAGAGGGTCTCAGACTGTGAAAAGAGAGGACAATTCTGTAATCATGGGCTTTGGGGGACAGGCAGCACCGTATGCACTGATTGTCCACGAGGACCAGACGGTTTACCATCCAGTGGGGAAAGCAAAATTTCTGGAAGACTCATTCAACGAAAAGCTGCCGGATCTTCCTGAAAAAATCGTAAATAGAATCAAGGGGTCACTATGACTATTGTATGGGATATGATGGATGCTCTGATAGCGGCAGGATATGCTACAGAGTTTGGAGTCGACATATTCTATCACTACTTCCAGCCAGAGCCGACCGCCCAGCTCATGGTCATGCAGAAGCGTGGCCTGAACCCACTTGTGACGGTAGACGATGTGACCTCCCAGCCCGGCCTCCAGGTCTACGTGATAGACAGCGACTTGGAAGCAGCGGAGATCAAAGCCGAAGCTATTTATAATTATTTCAAACTGTTGAAAGGCGTCGTGGGTCAGGCCATCTATGCGTCGGGTGTCCCGGTGTTCCTGGGGCCGATAGGCGATGGCCGATATAAGTTTGTGGTGGACTTCCAAGTATTTGGAAATTAATTCACATGTTTTTATCATTACCAGTTTAGTATAGAAAGTATTACCTCAGAGGTGTAGAAATGACAAGTGCGATTAGTGGAATGAAAGGCTCTCTTTGGGTATGCGCTACAGAAAATGGCTCATACGTAAAATTGGCTGAGTTGATAGACTGCAAACTCAGGATATCCGGGGCGGAGATCGACACAAGCAACGTTGATGACTCCGGGTGGGGCTCGAGCATCGCAGGCGCGAGGAGCTGGGAGGTTAGCGCAAGCAATAACTTTATTGTGACAGATCCAGCCTATATACTCATGATCGCTGCTCAGATCGCCAATTCGGACGTCTGGTGCATGATCCTGACAGACGGCACCCCCACGGCAACCCCCGTCGGCTGGAAGGGCAAAGGCGGCCTGAGCAGTACTGATATCGATGTGGCGGGAACCAAGACCCAGCAGAAAGTCGCATGGACAATCAAGAGCAGGGGCGCATTAGCCGCCGCGACCTGAGGCTGATAGATGACCTCAGCCGTGAGCGGCCTATCCGCCGCTCTTTTTCGGGATGAGCCGGAGGAGTATGTCGTCACGGCGAACCTCGGCTCTAATCGGGATATTTGCTTTGCCTCAAAAAATGGAACAGATGCCAGCGTAGAGATCATTGTCTCCGGAAACAACACGCCTCTGAGCATTTCAGACAGTGGAACGAAGATCACTATCAACAGTGCTACAAACTCAGGGGGAGTGGCCACCAGCACGGCCGCTCAGATTGTAGCCGCATTCAATGCAGATGCTGAAGCGGCTGCTCTCTTCACTGCTCGCCTCCCTCCGGGATCTACTGGCACAGGTGTGACCGGGGCCATGTCCGAAACCACCGCAGCCGATGGGGTCGCCGAGACGGGCCTGGCGTGCACGGACTCGGGTGATGGCCGGACGTTCCAAGCCGCTGCAGGATCGCGGTATTGGGATGACGGCGAAGCTCTAACCGTCTATATCGACGGAGTCAAGGCCACAAGCGGGTTCACTGTAAATTACTTGCAAGGGAAAGTTACTTTTGACAGTGACCAGACCGGCAAGACCATAACCGTTGATTGTGTCCGCCGCTCTCTTTTGGCATTCCAAAAAGTGTTTGGAATGTTCGAGGGCAAGCTGAAGATCTCGGGCAAGGAGATAGACACTTCCTCAGTAGATGATGATGGGTGGGGTTCCTCACTGATCGGCTCTCGGTCCTGGGAGCTAACAGCCGGAACTTTCTTCTACGATGGCGGCATACCTATAACTGCCCTGGCAGTTAAGTATCTGTGGAAGTTCTACAGTGTCCTTTCCACGGTGCCGCTATGCATTGGATGGGGCACTATAACCAGTATCGACAACATGACCGCCAACCCGAACGAAGCCCAAAAGCAAACCATAACCGTGAAGGGCGCGGGCGAACTGTTTATGGAATGAGCACCAAGAGCCGCAATGAAGGGCTTTCTAGTAGCCTGGAGCGGCTCTCCGAATCATTTTTTTAGGAGAGATAAACAATGGAATATGAAATAATTCTTAATGACAGGCCCATTAACTGGACTTTTGGGGCCATGAAGAAGTTTGAACGCGACTGCAAGAACATCCTG